TCTTTGCCAAGGCGCGTCTTGCCTGTTCCGCACGCACGGCAGTCTCTCGCTCCGCCGCGACATGCTCCTGATACTTCTGCCGCATAGCTGCCGTCAGGCGGATACGCCCCCCGGCTGACGCTACGAAAGCGGCGGGGTCCCCCTCCGGCTCCTCCAGCCCCACCACCTCGTCGATCAGGCCATACTCCAATGCCTGGGAGGGCGTGATCCAGATGTCCTTGTCCATCAGCTCGATCAGCTCCTCCCGGGGCCGTGTGCCGCCCCGGGCCCCGTACATCTCCAGGATGCAGTCCCTGGCGTTCCGCAGCGCCTCGGCGGAGCGTTCCATCTCCCGGAAATCCCCCTCTGCGCTGTTCATGGGATTGTGGTAGCACAGCAGGGCCCCCGGCTCGCTCCGGATGACATCGCAGGCGGAGACGGCGAGGGTGGCGGCGGAGGCCCCAAAGCCCTGGAACAGGGCGGAGGTCTTTCCCTTGTACCGCCGGAGCATGGAGCGGATCTCGCCGCCCACCGCCATGTCGCCGCCGGGGGAATTCACCAGCAACGTCACCTCGTCATCATTGGCGGCTTCCAGCGCCGCCTGAATGTCCATGGGGGCGGTGATGTCCCGCCAACCCCACCAGCGCAGCACATCGGCGCTGTCGTTGTCCCACAGCTCGCCCCGCAGGGGAATGTCAACCATTGTTTTCCTCTCCTTTCAACACAGACTCCAAAGAGCCCAGGGCTTTGTTTACCAGGAACCGTCCGCCCAAGCCGCCGGGGATGGGGTTCCGCTCCTCCAAACTCCGGCACTCGTCGGGGCACAGCACAGAGTTTTGGATCATTTTCTCGTAGACCTCCGCCCTGGTTTTGTCATCCCCCCGCATGAGGACCGACAGGTTGCCCCTGAAGTACAGCCCCGCCCGCCGCTGGGCGGCCAGCAGGCACTTGAAGGAGTTCTCCTGCTCCCACTGGACGACATAGGGGGCCAAAGTATCTTGGACGAACACCACCCGCTGCTGGGAGTTGCTCTCGTAGGATTCCTTTCCGCTTTGCAGCATGTGCTTGGGGATGCCGGTGAAGCGGCTGATCTCCTCCACGCTGAAGGCCCGGCTCTCGATGTACTGGGCGTCCGACTGCTTCAGCCCGATGGGCGTGTATTTATAGCCCCTGGACAGCACCGCCACCTTGAAGGCGTCGTCCCCGTAGGGGTTATAGCTGGCGAACTGCTCCCGGACCCGCTCCCGGTCCTCCCGGTTCAGGTCCGTGTCCACCTCCACGATGCCGGAGATCATGGCCCCGTTCTGGTAGAACTTCCGCCCATACTGCTGGGCCGCGCCCTCCGCCCCGATGGTTTCCCTGGCCAGATCCAGAAGCCCCCGGCCCCGGATGCCGTCGTAGCTCTCGAAGTATAGAAAGCTCAGCTCATACCCGGTGAAGGTCCTGGACACGCCGTCCACGCTGTAATCATAGAAGTACTGCCCGCTCTCCACATCCCGCCGGATATGGCAGCACTCCGAGGGCAGGGGGAGGCGGTCCACGATGCGGCCCGCCCCATCCCGGCGGTTCCACACCGCGCCGAAGCCGTGCCAGAAGGCGTTGGACATTACCGTCCGTCCCAGCATGTAGGGCGTCATGTTGTCGTTGGGCCGGATCTTGAAAACCCGGTCCAGGTCGGGATTATGCTCCGGAAGTCTGGCGTCCCCGTCCTTGCGGTAGAGCGAAAAGGGGATCATGCCGAAGTCGTTGCACAGGATGCGGTGGGCCGCCGCCACCGGGCTGAGGCGCTCCGCCCCGCGGATGCCGGTGTCATACTCCCCACCGGAGAGGAAGATGTCCCGGAACCTTCGGGATGCCTCCTCCCAGCTCAGGCTGGACCATGCCTCCGCCTTGGGCCGCCCCAGGGAATTTCTCAAAAGCACCGCGCCTCACCTCCTTCCCGCCCTGGCAACCAGGACGGAGAAGACCATCAGGCACCCGCCGCAAACGGCCAGTCCCCCCGCTGCGCCCCACCGGAGCGCCGCCGCGGCGGTGAAGCAGACGCCGCCGGAGAGCATCAGCAGGTCATCCAGGTACAGCCCCAGCAGGGCCAGGCGCTTCTTCCGGCGCTCCGCCCGCTCCTCCGGACTTTTTTTGTTCCATCGGCTCATATACTCCAATCCTCCCGCAGCTTTGTTTTGTCATAGGGGTTTTGCGCCTTGTACACCAGCCACGCGGCCACAGCGATGATCCAGGCTACTGTAATGTCGATGCGTCCGGTGCTCCGGTCCTTCATGGGCTTCACATTCTCGTTGCCGTCCACCGCACAGCGGACGTTGGAGAAGCACCACCGGGCGCAGGTATTATGGACGTGGAGCATCTCCCGCTTCCGCAGCATCCGCTCCAGCTCCTTCATGGCAGGGCTCATACCTGCCATGGACTGCGAGATGGAAACTACCGTGATCCCCTCGTCCTGGAGCATGGGCGAGACTGTCTCAGTGAGATGGGCGTCCAATCCCAGCATCTGGAGGGAATACGTCTCCTTCGCCTCCAGCACCGCCTCGATCACGTCCCGGTAATCCACCATATCCCCGGCGCAGAGGGTCAGAAACCCCGCCCGCTCCCAGTCCCGGAAGGGCATCCCGTCCCGCTTCTCCGCCTCCAGCACCGTCTGCCGGGGCTTCCAAGCCCGGAACAGCGCCACCGCCGTCCCCAGCCCCGGCTGGGGTGGAAATACCAGCACAAACGCCGTCAGGTCCGTAGTCTTGGAAAGGTCCAGCCCGCCGAAGCACTGCTTGCCCGCCAGGTGGTCCCGGACCCATGCCTCCCGCTCCGCCTTGGCGGAGGGGCCGATCTGGGTTTTGTCATAGAGCGTCACCGGGAGCCAGCCCACGTCCTTCACGGAGATCCACTCGTTCAGCCGCAGCCACCGGAAGTTCCGCTCCTCCGCCTCGCTCTGCTTCGCCGTCCGGGCCGCCGCCCGGAACTTCCGGGCGTTCATCGTCACGCCGAAGGAGGGGTTGCAGGCTTTCCACAGTGCCTCGTCCCAGATGTCCAGCTCCGCCAGCTTTTCCGGGTCGTCCCCGGTCAGCACGGACACGCCGTACATCACTGGCAGCCACTCCGGGTCATCGGTATCCCGCGGCCGTTCCGGCTTTCCCTGCCGCCAGGCTAAGATCCTGCGGCACTTCTCATGGACCTCCCAGCCGACGCTCGCCCGGTCCGGGTCGTCGCCGGCGGTGGTCAGCACCAGCACCGTCTGCTGGCGGCGGGCGGCGTCGGAGCCAGTGGTCAGCACGTTCCAGCGGTCCCGCCCCGCCCGGCCCTTCCAGGCGTGCAGCTCGTCGCAGAGGATGGCGGAGAAGGACGGCCCGTGTTTGTTGTCCACGTCCCCGGAGTAGACCTTCATAATCCCGCCGAACCGGGTCCTGATCTCCCGCACGCTGTCCCGGCACCAGGCCAGGGGCCTGTGGGCCGGTTCCGACAGGGCGGTGTGCTCCACCATGTACTTGGCGCACTGGTAGATGATATCCGCGTTCTGTTTGTCCACGGCGAAGATGCCCACGTTGGGCCGCTCCTCCCCGTCGGCCAGCAGGTGGTACAGGCCCAGGCCCGCGGCAAACTCGCTCTTGCCGTTCTTCTTGGGGATCTCGTTGTACAGGAAGCGCCGGTAGCGCACCCAGGTCCCGTCGTCGTCCTTGACCTGGACGCCGTAAAACTCCCGGATGATCGCCTCCTGCCAGGGGAGGAGCCGGAAGGGCTTTCCCGCCCACGCGTTCTGGCCGAACACCAGCAGGCCGAAGAACCGGAAGATCCTGTCCGCCGCCTCTTGGCTGTACCGAAGCTCCGCCCCGTCCTCCGGGGCGGGGACCCGGCAGTCTGGCGCCAGCAGGACCATATCAGGCATAGCGATTTTTGCCGCCTCCCTGGATCAGCTGGAGGAAGGGGTTGTCATCCTCCTTCGGCTTGGCGCTCTCCGGTACCACCAGGCGGCAGCGGGAGGTGACGGTGAGGCCAATGTCGTTGGCACAGCCCCGGGCCTGCTTGAAGTATCGCTCCTGGATGCGGCTCCAGTCCTCCGCCGCCTCTTGGTCCCGTTCCTGTAGAGCGGCCTCTGCTTGTTCCGCGGCGATGGCCCATTGGTGCTGGGCTGCCAGGTAGCGGCCCAGGGTGTCCGCATCCAGGTCTGTATACAGCCCCGCAGCGATCAGCCGCTTGCCCAAGGCCCGGAAATCCTTTTTCAGCTCCTCCGGCAGCCATTTGGGCGGCTTCGCTGTCTTGGGCGGCTCCACACGAACCTCCCGGCTCCGGCGCTCCGCTTCCTCGGTGCGGCTCAGATGCTTGCGCCCATTCGCTTTCAACAGGTCCGTGGACTGCCTCGGTCCCGGCATGTGCTCAACTCCTTTCCGGCTCGTATGCAGCCGTTTCCCCCATGCCCCGCTCCGGGCGGTTCCGCGATCACTGGCTGGCCGCCTTGGGGCCGCACTGTTTGCAAAAGAACGACGTCCCGTAAAGGTCCAGCTTTCCCTCGATTACCGCTTCTTCCAGATTGACCTGCATCTCTTTCCCACATCGGGGGCACATGACGAAGGTGTTGTCGTCCTCAATGTAGAGCTTCTTTCCATTGTGCTTCAGGTAAAACATAGCTGCTCTCCTCCTGTTTCCCGTGTTGTGTTTTTCGTTTTATCGGCCGCCCATTTGCGCGGCTCTCTGCGGTTCCTATTGCCCGGTGGGGAGAAAACCTCTCGCGGAGGTTCGCCCGCGGTATTGTGCAGTTTGGCCGAAACTTTCCTGGCCGGCTGGAGGGTCTGCAAGGAATCCCGCACGTCATGCGCACGGGACGCACCCGCGCCCAAAGCTAACGGCCTTTCCGTCCTCAGCGGCGCCGTTTTCTCTTCGCATTTTGCCACAATTCCCGCGCTGTTTTGCGGCTGTGGCAGACGTGGCAGAGGCTTTCCAGGTTCCCTTCGTCGGTGAAGACTTCCCAGTCCCCCTTGTGGTCCCGGATGTGATCCACGTCCGTAGCCGGGACCCGGAGGCCCCGTTGGGCGCAGACACGGCAGAAGGGCTCCTGGAGCAGCTGGGCGGCACGGAGGCGCTTCCAGGCGTCGGTACCGTACATCCAACGCCAGGACTTGGCCTCATCGCTGCGCTCCGCCTTTTGGGGCTGGTGTGCGGCGCAGTACCCGCCGGGAACCAGGACGCCGCACCCGGGATGGCGGCAGGGCCGAAGCGGTTTCATTGCCATGGGCTATCACCTCCACGACAAAATGAAAACGCCAGACCCCACGACACAGCCTCGCTGGCTGTTCATGGGCTCTGGCGTTTAACGCTCTGGCCTCTCTCGATATCCAGGATGATTTCCCGGCGGCAGATCCGGCAGTACACCGGCAGGCCGTGAGCCTCCGTGCTATCCGTGATCCGAAGCAATCGGTGGTTCCGCCTACACTCCGGGCATGTAATCCATCCATCCTTTGCGACCAGTGTAGCACGTTTCTCTTCATCGCGCAAGCTCTTTTCCCCCTCTTTTCAAAAGTGTCCATAAAAATACACCATATTACAAGTAGATGAATCATATTCTAAAATAAAAGCGCTGATTTTTCAGGCAGCATATAGGCCGCCAAAGAATACCTCCCGAAAACATTTCCCGCCTGCAAGTCACATTCCAGCACCGTCGCGCCGCCCGGGATTTCAATATGGTCTGTCTCGTCCTCGAACCGCTCCGGCTCCGGCAGCTTTGACCGGAGCGCCTTGCTGGCGCTCCACGGGTGCCTCCCGATTGGAATAAAAAAACCGTCTGGCCGCTCCTTGTTCAGGTAAACGGCCATGCCGTAGTAGCCCTTGAATTCCTTCCCACGGTAGGTATATCGCCACTTGAGAAGCGGCACATCATCCACAAAGCCCGCTTTCCAGAGGAACTGTACCACCGCGGGCTGGAACTCGCCGTCGTTCAGAATCAGGTGTACGTGATACCGGCAGTTCGTCGTCAGCGCCTCGATGGCGTACACATAGTCAAACGGTCTGTCATCCCGCCACCGCTTCATCCGGCGGAAGAAGGCGGTCAGCGATTTGCGGACATCCTGAAAGTTATTTGGTAAATGCGCGTCGTCAAAGGTCAGGGTGTAGTGGCTCCCATGATAACCGAACAGTGCCAAGTACAGCTCCAGCCGCCGCACAGGCCCGCGGGAGAACATGGTCCGCACGATCCTGACGGACCGCTTGCGCTGCGAGGCAAACGGGTCGTCGTAGGGGCTTACCTTCGGCCACCGTCCTCTGCACTCCTTCACCAGCGGCCCTGCCCGTTGACGAACACAGTACCAGAGGGGCCGGTCCTCCGGGCGGCTGTTCTTCGGGTCATTGTCTTTCGTGTTCGTTATGGATCCCTCCCTGCTTTTCCCTCTGCCATCATTTGACCTGAATAGCCTCTATTCATCCGGTCAGACTAAGGCCGAGGTGATGATAATGGAAAAAAGACGTGTTGTGCTGCCGCAGCCTCTGCCTAACATGATAGAAAAGCCCATTCCTGCCGAGGCCTACGTCGAGATTGACACCGACCTCGCGAGGGACAACCTTGAAAATGACCTGACCGAGGCGGACAAACAGGATCTATAATCCTGATTGTCCGCTTCGGCGGGCTTCTATTCGGGGAGCGCCGCCTCGGCCTCCTCGCGGTGTTTGGCCTCTTGCGGCACCGCTTCTTTGCTGATCCGCTTGAACTCGATGCCCCCATACCCAGGGATTTGCGACCCAGCCGTAGCGGGGCAGGTCGGATTTCTTGATGGTGCTGTCCCACATCCCATCGAAGGGATATCCGAACTCAGATCAAAGCACTTATCCGGCATTTTCCGCATGGCTTCCATGCAGTCCATGTTGTAGCACCTATTTAATACAGGCATTTCCCATTTCCTTTCAGTGTCTGCGTACCCCCACGGCCTTGGCGGTTGCTGTGTTTTTTTCATATTGCTGCTTGCCCACACCCGGAAGAAGTCCCGCACGGTATCTCAGACGTGCGCCGAGATGTAGCATAGCAGCACCCCGGCCACCGTCAGGCACACAAGCCGCGCCGCAGCCCGGATATTCAGTCGGGAAATCCACTTGCGGAGGCCCACCCGCCGCGGGGCTTGTCCACTTTTCGCCCGCTCGCGCTTATGTACGGGCACTACCATTTCTGTTATCTGCATATTTATCCTCCTTTTTTGATTAAATACGCTTTTCTGTAGTCTTTCTTGTATAGATGATGAAATTCGTTGCACAAATCGCACTGCCCATTAGAACCCCGGCACGTCTGACATGGCCGGTGTTTCTTACAAAAAACCGAAATTCTCCAGCGAATATACTCCCAAAGTCCCATATCTCGCGCCCCTTTTGGAATCTGGGATCTTCCGTGTTTACATATTGCAAAGTCGAAATCGAGTCTCCTCTGGTCATTTCAAGTCGCCTCGAAATCATAATTCTTGAATATCCATCGTAAGGCGTTTACAAGATCATCTTTCGTTATGCTGTTATGGGTTTCCATTTCCGCCACCTTTTCGATAGCCATTACCTTCGACTGATACGCTACAGAATCATCGTCAAGAGCAAACTTAACGATATAACACGCATCATGGAGGGAAACCTCATAAGTTGGAAATTGCACTAATTTCTTGCCCATCCGCCCTATCCCCCTTTCCTGCCTCCGGAGGCCCCAGCAGATCCGCCACCATCGCCAGCATCCGCAGGGTCTCCGGATCCGTCAGCCTGATGGGCATCCCGCAGCAGGGGCACGGGTCGCCGGTTTTCAGCGTCCTCATGCGTCCGCCTCCCCGGATGTGTCCAAGTTGGACACATCTTCCACCGGAGGCAGGAACATCCAGCGGACGCACTCCGCGTCGATTTTGCAGCCAAACCGTTTGAACCGGAACGCCTCCCCATCAAACCAGCAGGCATTCCGAATATTCGCGTCAGGTCTTCCGTCTTCTCCGCTGACGAGAAAATCCGCCACCACGTCGCACGGCTCCCGCGGGAGCGTCCCACCCGGCATCCAACCGCAGATCACCAACTGGCCTTCGGCTTTCTCCAGCGGCGCTATCTGGACGGCATCCCCGCCGCCGGGGGCGGGGATTTCCAGCCAATGCGTGAACTGAAGGCCTGTCAGGGTCTTTTTCCCGTTTGGTGATTTGAACGCTCCACCGGCCCATACCGCCGGGCGGTAAACCGGCCCGTCGTTGGTGAACTGGTAGGTGAGGATCAGCTTGCCTACCGGCGGGGTGCGGCCCCGGCCCTCCCAGCGGATCAGGCGGTCCGGGGTCTCATCTTCGGAGAAGGTGTCCAAAGCCTCTGGGAGTTCGTCCCAACCCTCCTCGCTGGCGTCCCCTTCAGGCTCTGCCTCCGGCCCATGCTGGGGAGACACCGCCGGTAGGCGGAGCTCGTCCGTCAGGCCCATCAGGAAATCCGTGGAGCAGTTCAGCAGTTTGGCCACCTCCACCGGATGTTGGCACGCGCTGGGCTTTAGCCGTGAGGAATACCAATCAGCCGGGTCGTCAAATTCCCCCGCGGCCCATTGGCGGATAGTGGACACCGGCTGGGAATGATAAGCCCATGGTATTTCCGTGTCCGCCGCCAGCCCGGCGGCGTCGATGGCACGCAGGAGGCGCTTGGCATAGCCCTGCGTTTCTTTCTGGTAGGGCCGTCCCTGCTTCCGCCTCCGTTGACGTGTCGTCTCTGCCGCTTCATCCTTCTCTGCCTTCCTCTGGGCCTTTGCCTTGGAGCACATCCGCTCACAAGGGTAACAAGCGGTCTTCGCATGCTCGCACTCCAGACAGCAGGTCTGACCTCCACAGAAGGACTGCCAGCCCGCCGCCTCGCAGTCCCGCCGCAGGAACGCGTCGCCCCGTTTACAGGGCTTCCCGTCCGGGCAGGACAGCTCCGGTTCCCAGCGCCAGCCCTCGTTGTATTTGGCCAGAACCTTCTCCGCTGCGTTCCCGCTGGGTACCTCCGGCAGGGCGGACGCCATGCGCTGCTGGAACTCCAGCGGCAGACGGGCCAGGGCGTAGGCCGTCCGCTCCGGCAATTTGTCCTTGTCAAACAGCTCCATGTACGCTGGGGCAAGGTTCTCCCGGATGACCTTCAGGCGGGCCAGCTTCGGGGCGGAGATTTTACACGCCTCCGCCACATGGTCCCGCATCCGGCCGGGGAATTCCATGCCCTCCTCCTTGAGCTGGTACAGCAGCAGCTCCACCCGTTCCGCCTGACGGCTCAGCTCCGCGGAAGTGAGGACGCGGGTGCCGCTGTTGGCGTAGATCAGCCGCAGCTCCTGGAGGGCGGCGGAGCCCTCCGTCCGCTCCCGGATGCAGGGAACCTCCCGCAACTCCTCCCGGCCCTCCTCCACCAGCTTTTTCAGCACTGCCAGCCGCCGGTGGCCGGAGACCACGATCACCCGGTTTGGAGCGTCCGGATTCGCCCGGACCCGGAGGGGCTGCTGGAGGCCCAAAAGCTCGATATTCGCCGCCAGCTCCTCCAGACCGCTGAGCTGGTAAAAGTTCTTCGGGTCGCCGTCGATTTTGTCGATGCTGATGTACTCAATCTGCTCCCGTCCTCCGAATGTGTCCAAGTTAGACACATCCCCTTTCGTTCCCTTCAGCTGGCCCCGCAGGATATCCGCCAGACTATAGCCGCTCACGCCTGCTCCCTCCCCTCCAGGTACTCCCGGACAAAGGCCCGGTAGTCCTTGGACGCGCCGCAGCAGGGGGAGAACGTCAGCACGCTCTGCCGGGCCGCGATGCTCCGAAGCACCGGCGCGCTGAACCGGATCACCGTCCGAAACACCGGCAGGCCTGATTCCAGCTTCAGCAGGCGGTGGATCTCCCGCTCCTCCGGAGTCCGGTGGTACTGTGTGCCCAAAATCCCCGCCACATGCAGGCGGGGATTGACCTGCCGCATGGAGTCCACCTGCCGGACCAGCTCCGCCATGCCCGCCGTAGAGAACACGTCCAGCCGGATGGGGATAATCACCTCGTCCGCCGCCAGAAGCGCCGCCTGCGTGGCGAGGCCCAGGGACGGCGGCAGGTCGATGATGAGGTAATCCACATCGGCCTCGTCCAACACTTCCCGCAGTTCGTCAATCGCCGTCACTTTGACGCCGCTGCCAGGAAGATCAGCCTGCGCCAGCTCCATACCGGAGGGGATCAGGTTCAGGTTCTTCCCGACGGAGGTCACGAAGTCCGGCCAGTAACCGGCGCCCTCGGTCAGCAGCTGCCAGGTATTGCAGAACTTACTGGAATCCGTGATGCCGAAGTACTGCGACAGGTTCCCCTGCTGGTCCGCGTCGATCAGCAGCACCTGCTTGTCATGCTCCGCTGCCAGGCAGCGGGCCATGGTGGCCGCGGTGACGGTCTTCGCCGTCCCGCCTTTCAGATTCAAAACCGCGATGGTTTTCATAGCGTTATCCTTTCCGCCGCCCATGGGCGGCGTTCGTTTTT